AACTTATGGCAAAATTCGTAGGCATTGACCCATCTATGAGGCTTAACGGATTTGCCGTGTGTATTATTGATGAGGATAAAGTTTATTTTGGAAAGTACAAGAAACTTGCTGACTGGGCAAGGGATGCACTGACTTGGTCAACGGATATAAAAGTAGTTGTAGAAGATTCATCTTTACAGAATATTACCTTTAGAAAATATGTTGATGGTAAGGCACGAACAAAGATTAGTCGAAATGTCGGCATGAATCAAGGAGCCAGTAGATTTACAATAGATTGGTTGGAGTTGTACGGCCATACAGTTAAAGGAATATCACCACAGGATAAAGGCAGCAAATGGACATTGGATTATGCCATGTCCGTAATTAAAGGAATGAAGCTTGAAGTGACTGGAAACAAAAAATTATCACAAGATGAAATTGACGCATTTCAATTAGCGTTAATATCAAAAGCATATTTCAAATGATACAGGAAAAAGTTATCAGAAAACGTCTTAACAATCTTGAACAAATATACATAGCCGAATCAATGAAGGATCGGAGAAAACAAGATAAATGGTTCATGGGCATTATTGAACAACGCATGAAACAAGAGAAAACTAAACTTACACTTTTAAAAATTGGAACACATGGCTGCTAAAACGTATGGACTGGATAAAAAGCAAATAGCACTTTGTGAGGCTATGATAGCAAAGTATCCAAAAGGAATTAAGACAAATAATGTTGTATCCTCCGCATCAACACTTGTATCATTTTACAATTCCAAAGATGAAAGAAACAAACAATTTTACCAGTATATGAATCCAGAAAGAATGGTATCTTTGTTATGGCAAGTAGTTAAAATTAACAACGAGAAAGAAGATGTAAAAGAATCAGCCGTTAGATTATTAAATAAGTTATTGCAGGATATAGTTGTTAATTAGTGTTTGTTGATGTTTAAGGTGTTTAAGAGGCGCAAGAGAGATACTTGCGCCTTTTTTATTCCCACACTACACCTTGCTGCACAGCGTAGTCTAAGATGCCCTTTGCGTGCGCTTTAGCAATACTCTGCTGCCAAGACAAATCAATCATTAATCCGGCATCAGAATAATTGGTAAAGAATCCATTCTCCGACAACACCGCAGGCATTGATACACCTGTAAGCATGGTAAATCTTGCCTCCCTATCCAAATCTCCATCTAAATAATCAGCTCTATGCACCCAGCCTGGTGTACTACTCTTTACCTGCTCCCCGATGCAAGTTGCAAGCAGATCCGCTTTCGTTTGTCCAGGTGATGTAAATATCTCCCATCCTCTGGCAGTTGTTGCTGCGGCAGCATTGCCATGTATGGAAACAAGTACAGAGTGTTTAGCTACAGATGCGTAGGAGTTGGCAAGTTGGCAGCGTTTATTCAATGTTGTGTCATTGATAGGCTCGTATATCTTTTTAACTGAAAAGCCATAGTCAAGGAGATACTGCTCTAAATAGTTAGCTAAAGAGCGATTAAACACTCCCTCAAAAAACCATCCATAGGAATGAAACTTGCCTGTGCGATGTTGATAGCACTTTGAAGGATAGGTAACATATTTCTCTGGGCCCGTTCCGTTTCTCATACCACCATGCCCTGCATCAAGGCATATTAAAAATTCATTTGCTTTCATATTTTATATTTTTAAGGGGATAAGAAATTAATCCTATCCCCTTGGCACTAAGGTAGCGACTTCTCTGCGCCTATAACTTAAATCCGATTAACGAAAAAGCTGCGGAAATCAAAGAAAATTTGGGAGGCAAACTCACCGAAATCTCCTTCCCAGCACATTCGCGGCTTGTCTCTTTGATTTTATCCCAAATGATTTGAGCCAGTTGGATGTATTCTCGCCATGTAAATTTTACTTTGTTTCCTTCAAGATGAACATTGATTTCACTTGCAAGTTCCGCAAAGTTCATTGAGTAACAAGCCACATCGCCCATTGGTGACTTTATTCCCTCTGCATTTTTAAGGGCATCTTTTAAATTAGTTTGCATATTATTTGTTTTTAACGTCTAAAAAATCTAAGAATAATTGTACCAATATTTGTTCCAGTTATGGACTTTATATTTTCCGAAATACTAAACAATTCCGTAGCTGCAATGATGAAGCTGACAGAATAGGTTATTTGCGAAGGCAATCCAAATGTTATTCCTGCCCCGTGAAAAATCATTATACCGCAGAAATAAGTCACAACCTTTTGCGATGTGCGATAAAGCCCTTTGCTTGTTATCGGCTCTCCCCTTTTCTTTGCCGCCATGATTCCCGTGACCGTGTCTGCAAAAACTACAAAGATTGTAAAAATCAAAAAATGTTTTATGGGAAGGAGAAACGAGAATAGCACTCCGCAGCAAATCGAATAGGCAATGCCATCGTAACCAAGTTTAAAAATGTTGTAGATAACTGCTTTCATTATTCAAGTTTTATTAATCTAACACTTTTATCTGCACTAATATATTTGCCATTATCATTTTTGATTAACAAATAATTTATACCGTCAATGTTTATTTTAATTAAATTAGTTTTAACATTTAAAGGTATGTTTACTGTTCGAGGTTGATTTAAATTAGGGTCAAAAACATACTTTTCATTTGAATTAATTTTTACTTTTCCATTTGTAATTACGTTGTTAATATTTAACCGATAATTGCCAACGTAAAAACTTGAATCTGTAATTTCATTTGTGTTAAAAACACCTAATGTATCAGGTATATTTTTCCATGCCTCAATAGCAAGGTTAATATAATCATCATAACCTTTTAATACCTCAAATAATTTATAGTCATTTGGCATTAAAACGCATCGCCAGTATTTTTCAGAAATCATAACAGTATCTTTCCATACTTGTATTGATTTTCTAACATTAATAGAATTATTTTCTCGAATATTAAATTCAGAAATAATTTCTTTTTCTACAAAAGTAGATTGTTGAGCCATTGTAAACAATGGTAATAATAAAAATAGGTATTTCATATTGTTTTTTTTTAATTAGCAATATAGTACATCTGCAACATAAAAAATGAATTATTTGTAATTTCCGTATATGGCACAGCAGTTGCACCAATAACAGCATCTGCATTATCGGTTTTCCAGCCCCTTAGATAAGTTACGTTTCCTGGTACTTGCAAAACATCATTTGTTGTGGATGCTGTTGTAAATCCACCTCCAAAATACCTTGCATTTGGCTCTTGATATGCGCCATAGCTTAATGATGTGTATGGTAAACCATATATTCTTATCTGTCCAGAACCACTACCAGAACCTTTGTTACTTAAAGCAAAACCAAATTCAATGTAAACCAACTTTCCAATTTTAACGTAACGTCCAGATACAAAAGAATATGTTGGACTTCTACTTGTTGCCTCTTCTCGCAAATCGGGAGTCCATGTTCCTTCTTCATAATCATCCAAAGTATTTACATTTGTAGATATTGATGCAGATGAGGGAAAAGTTATTCCATTTCCAGATGTTGATGCAGTTGCTCCTCCAATTCCAATGGTATTTGTAAATACTGGTTGCGTTGCAAATACTAAATTACCGCTTCCTGTTTCATTTGTAACTGCTGATGCAAGGTTAGCAGATGATGGTGTGCCTAAAAATGTAGCTACTCCTGTACCAAGTGATGTTATTCCTGTCCCTCCATTTGATTCAGGCAAAACACCCGTTAAGCCTGATGTAATAGAACCACCAACACGCAACCATGCGTTGCTCGTTGCCTTTTTATAATGCCATATTATATTTGTCGTGGTATCAAGAACCATGTAAGCCATTGTGTCAATGGAAGGCTTTCGCGCCGTATCAGTTGCAGCCACGCCCCGAAAAATAAGCCCGTCGGCAGTGGTCTGTTCTCCAAGCGTTATTTTTTGATTGCCATTACTCGGATACTGTGCCAAGGCAAGGCAAGGCAAAAGGAAGATGAAGAGGGAAAGGAGTTGTTTCATGTTTATGTTTTTTAATTTGCTTGTTTTTATAAATTTAAAACAAATACTGTAAATTGACCAGAAGCAGGATTTATAGAACCACTACTATAATTGTTAAATCTTATTTTAACTGTATTTGCACTTGAAACCCATGCAGTATAATTAGTATTTGCAGGCGCTGAACCATCTGGAATAGCTAACATTACTGGATGAGAAACAGCCGCTCCTGTATATGCAACTGTTATATCGCTTGAGCTTTGCGCGC